ATCTAAAATTTGTTTTAAATCAAAAACAATAAACATCTTATGAGAAGCATAAGCGTTTAAATTAATTGGTAACAAACTGCTTTCATTTCTAATATGTTTACCTTTAGTTAATAACACTTTGTTTTGAATACACTCGAATTTTAAGCCTTTATTTTCGTCTATTAAAACTATTTTAGTAATAGAAACTGGGTTTTTAGTTTCATTTACTACATTCAGTTCAAATACATTTCTTTCGCCAGAAACAAAATGATTTTTTAAATCTACTGAAATATTTAATTGATTTTCTTTGTAGTCACGCCAGTATTTATAAGCAGTTAAACATAAAGAAATTATTGAAACTATTAACGCAATTAAAGAAATCCAATTCATTTTTATCACCTCGAAAATATTATATCAAAAAGGAGTTGAGTAGATGAACAACTTATTGATTGATGATTATCCTATATTAGTTTTACCAAAGTTAGCTACTGAGATAGGACTTAATGAAGCAATTGTATTACAACAAATGCACTATTGGTTAAAGAAAAGCAATCATAACTACGATGGTAGACGCTGGATATACAATTCATTTTCTGAATGGCAAAAACACTTTCCTTTTTGGTCTGTGATGACAATTAAGCGTGCTGTATATAGTTTAGAAAAACAAGATTTATTGCATGTAGGTAACTACAACAAAGCTAAATTCGATAAAACAAAATGGTATAGCATTAATTATGGAAAGTTAGAGGATGTGAAACGACCATCGTATCAAAATGATACGACGAGCGTATCAAAAAGAAACGATGGAGTGTATCAAAATGATACAACCAATACCAGAGACTACACAGACATTACTACAGAGACTACTAACAATAATATATTGTCGGGCAACCCGACTGTGTCTCGAATACCTTATAAAGAAATTGTTGATTACCTTAATGAGAAAACTGGTAAAAACTTCAAGCATAAAACAGCTAAAACAAGAAAGTTTATTGAAGCAAGATGGAACCAAGATTTTAGATTGGACGATTTTAAAAAGGTAATTGATGTCAAAACTGATGAGTGGTTAAACACAGACAGTGATAAGTACCTTCGACCTGAAACGTTATTCGGTACTAAATTTGAAGGTTATCTAAATCAAAAGACAAAATCAACTGGTATGGATCAGTTAGAACGTATGAAGTATGACGAGAGTTATTGGGACTAGGAGTGATTATAAATGCAATCAATGGAAAGTTTAGCTAGAAATATCAAACCTAGTAAAAACATCGTAGAAGAGCAACACAACCTTAAATGTAATAAGTGTGGAAACACATACGACTATTACAAGTTTAGTAACGGGCATGAGTTCAGACATGGTTGTGACTGTTCAATGATACAAGCTGGTAAAGAAGCAGAGAAGAAACGTAAGCAAAAATATATAAATAATATCTTCAATCAATCTACTGTAAATGGTTCGCTAAGAGATGCAACAGTAAACAATTACAAACCCCAAAACGAAAAACAAATATACGCCAAAAAAACAGCTATAGAGTACGTTAAAACCTTTTCTGTAGATAAACCTAAGTCTTTAATCTTACAAGGCTCATACGGTACCGGAAAAAGCCATATAGCGTATGCCATAGCTAAAGCAATTAAAAACGAAGGATATTCAGTGGCTTTTATGCACATTCCAATGTTAATGGAGCGTATTAAAGCGACATACAACAAGAACGCTGCAGAAACAACAGATGAACTTGTACAACTGCTAAGCAACATAGATTTGTTAGTACTCGACGATATAGGTGTAGAAAACACTGAACACACATTAAATAAACTATTCAGCATTGTAGATAACAGAGTTGGAAAGAATAATATTTTCACTACAAATTTTAGTGATAAAGAACTCAATCAAAATATGAATTGGCAACGGATCAATTCAAGAATGAAACATAACGCTAGGACTGTAAAGGTACTAGGAGATGATTACAGGGAGCGTGACACATGGTAACGAAAGAGAATGTTATGCAAATACTTGAGTGTTCCGATGTGTATGCTAAAAAAATGATTGATTGGTGCAGTGGGAATCAAGCTGCACTCATCAAGTTAATCAATGACAAATTGGAAGAAAAAGGCAACAGACAGGCAATAACGGAGGTGTCCTAATGGGACTTATCGACGGACTTAAAAAGCAATACATGTTGTATCAAATTGACGGTTGGAAGATGTGTAGTGTAACGCCGCTAGGAGAAGATACTTATAAATTAGGTAACTGTGCAGGGATACACTTTAGAAACACATTTTCAGGAACGGTAACGAAAGATGAACTAGAAAAACTCAAACGTAAACACAAGTTGTTCAGAAAAGAAGAACTGCAACAACAAATGACAATTAACGAATTATTATTTTGAGGTGAGTTATGGAAATAGAGATTAATTTCAATGATACGTATAAGGAACCTATTGGCTCTCCTCGTCCACGTTTTAGAAATGCAGGTAAATTCATTCAAACATACATGCCAACGTCTTATACGAAGCATAAAGCATATATACAGAGTCAATTACCTAAAAAGATGTTGAACAGTAGATTGAAAGTATCAATATATTTTTACTTCGCACCACCTAAGAGTTGGACAAAGAATCAAAAGTTAATATCGATAGGTCAATACAAACGTACGAAACCAGATATAGACAATTTAATCAAAACAGTGCTAGACGCTGCTAACGATCACTTATGGAAAGATGATAACCAAATTGCACACATTGAAAGCTTTAAGCAATATGCAGAAGAACCAAAAATAATCATGAATGTAGAGGAAGTGGAGTGAATGTACAAAGGGACAATAGAAATTAAAGCGAAAGTTGATATGAAAATAAAAGTTCCTGTTGAAGTCAACAGAGTAAGCGATATGTATGAAGAGGAAGAATTCTATAACAAGTTATACCACGATAATAAAGACAAGTTTTTGTCAGAAGCAGAATTTGTGAGAGTAGATATAGATGAAACTGGATGGGAGTTGAATTAAATGGAAGCGACAAAAATGAGAGTTAAAAATAAATACTTCTCTATTACACCAGATGTAGTAGAGAAAATGAAAGAAGCAGATATCAATTCAGATATCTTAAGACAAAGATTGGCTTCTGGTTGGAAGTTTGAAGATGCAATAGAAGCATCTATTGGAGTAAGACGTAGTGAGTGGGATAGTTTGAAACCTAAAGAGGACGAAATCACAAGTTATAAAGAGAGAATGGAGCAACGCAGATTACAGGAATTGAAACGCAAGAAACCGCACTTATTTGAAGTGCCTCAAGTACATCCTAGAAGAGAATGGTGTGTACACCTTATGAAGTACGATATTTTTCCAAAAAGGGTGGTTAGATCATGAGTATTAAAGATTTGATTATAGGCGATAGAATCAGAATCCAAGAAGTTAACGGTGTTGAAATTACAGTGCAAATAAAAAATGTTTATCGTTTAGTTCAGTCAAGTCTTGATATAGATAAATGGGTTGCTGATGTAGAAGCAATTGACGAGAGAACTTGGACTATTGATGATTGTTATGATTTTTACTCATTACCTAATGGAAATGAAGAAACTAAAAAGACGTTAGATGATAAGGTTAACCACCCGTCACATTACAATAGTGAGAAAGGTATAGACTTAATCGAATTTTGCCGTCAACAATTCACTGAAGAGGAATTTAGAGGTGCGATGAAATTCACCCAGATGAGATATTCACTTAGAACAGGGAGAAAAGAAAATGATATTCAAAATCAAAAGAAATTGGAAGAATATGCTAATAGATTTGTTGGAGCTCTAGAGAATGGCAGATAACTCAATAGAACTATCTGACACAATTAATCAGACATACAAGTACCAAACTAAGGGTAAAACACCTACAGAGGTACAACATGAATTGAGAAATTTGGGTGTCAAAGGATTCATAGTTGGTATGACATCTAGAAAAGTAAAAATGAAAGTTAAAATAGAAGATATAAAAACAAATAGGGAGTGCTTGAGATGAATTCTGATTATCTATTACTATAACAATTTTATTAATATTCCAGTAATAACTGCGCATGTTCCAAAAAAAGAGAAGATGAAAATTAGTA